CACTAAATGCGGTATTCAAATCAGAGCGAGTATTCGCACCTGTTTGATTCGCAATGACATAATCGTGTGTACTCATATATTACCTCTTTTTAAGTTGTGTGAATTGTATCATTAATCAGTAACCTCGTGCTTGGTAATTAAACTTATGGTCTTCATACGAAGCACCGTGAGTAACACCAATATCAAAACCAGTCGTTGATTCGTTAGTAACCTCTAATAAATCATTTGAATCTAAATCAACAACAGTAACACCTAATGACGGTAAAGCATAAAACGGACTAGGGTAAGTAACACTCAATTTAGAAGTTCCTGATTGTAATCCTGCTTGTCTTTCTGTTCTTTCCGGCATATCAACAGTAACGCTTAATGCTGTTATATTGATTTGATGTAACACATCAGTTGATGTCGCTATAACTTTAAACTTATAAGCCCTTGTTAAGTGGTCTGATACAGTGAATTTAGCCCAATCGTGCCAAGTAGGTGTTCCAGTAGGGTCATCATTAGTAGTAGCCACATATAAATCTAGGTTCACATCTGATGGAATATTATCAAAGTCTGACCAAGTATCCATCAAGGTTGTTCTATCATCAATAAAATCACCAAGAGTAAACGCAGTAAATGTCACATCTGAAGTTACGCGACTTGTATAAATCCTACCCAAATCAATATAAGTATCAAACTCATAAGTACCAACCTTATCCAATCCACCATAAGCATCTAATAAATACCAAGTGTCCATTAATCCAGTAAATGAATCAAATAGTACATCACTTTCAAACTTCAATATCCCATCAGCCGAAATCATATCAGTCTTAGTACCTGTGAATGATGGGTGTTGAGTGCTTGTATCCACAAGGTTCATAGTGCTGATATTTGGAACAGTAGTAGCAGTAAAACTCGTAACAGTAACCGATTCATTACCAGTTGAATCAACAAATTTAGCCATATAAGTACCAGCCAATAAAGGCAATACAGCAGTTGTATTATGACCAGCAACAGCAGAACCAATATCAGTAGATGATTCCCAAGTAGCACCACTGGTCTTATTTGAATGTCTGAATCTAACCTTACCACCAACCCTAACATCTAGGTCAGTCGCCAAATCCCAAGTAATATGAGCATTACCACTTAACGCAATTAATGACAAACCAGTAACATCTACTGGTGGAGTCGTCAAACCATTAACCGTTACATTACTTAATGTCGTATATGCTGAACTAACACCCATTGAATTAACCGCTCTAACTCTAAAGTCATAAAGTGTAGGGTCAACATCATCTAATCTTGCCGTTGTTTTTCTTGTAGTCGTTAAGAATATCCAATCACTATCAGCACTCTTTTTCCATTCAACCGTGTACTTCTCAACGAATTTATCCGTACTAGCAGTCCAACTAATAGCAACTCTAACCTTAACACCAGCAGAACCAATCGTGTCATATAAAGACTCAACAGTAGCCAAAGAAGTAGGTGCTATAACTGAAAAAGGGTCAGGCAAAGTTGTGTCAGGAATATCATCAGCCTCAGTCTTAGTTGACCAAGGATAAATTGAGTCTTGATGCTCTATCAATTCAAGATTAACAGTGCCATCCACGTTTAACATCATTCTCATAACTCTAAATGGTTTAGCACTCCAAGATGGCGTGGTATGAGTTACACCCACAATATCACCAATAGAGACTTGTAGTGCCTCACTCGTAGCCTTAAACGAACAAAATAACCCATTTCTTGATTGTTTTAAAACTATCTCTGCTATGTCCTCAGCAGTGTAAATGTTGTTAATCGTTGCTAAATTTATATTTTTTTCTAATGGGGTATCACCATCTTCGGTTAAATAAGTCGTATATTCGCTAGACCCTGATGGTGGATATTCTATTTGGTCGGTTTGATAATTATTACTAGGATTAACATATTTAGCAATTACCCTGTTATATCTATTCTTTTTATTAACGCCATCAATCTGTATTCCGTCAATAATATGGTCTTCTGTGAAGGTGTAAACACTTGACCCTTCATCTTCTACTATTAAACCATAAACACCTTGAGAATAAGGCATTAAGCCCCTCATACCACTTAAAAGAACTTGAACATTATCAATTAATCTTTTATCAGTGTTTAATACAGCGTGGCACTCAAATATATTCTGTGCAGAAGCACCACTATAAGGTACTACATCTTCATCACACTTATTAGCGGCACTATTGAACAAAGTATCATTGATACTAGAAGTCGCTAAACCTTTACCATATCTAGTATTAGTTAAATAATCTCTCAAACATAGGGCAGGGTTACTTGAATAAGCAGTAGTAGATGTTCTAGCATCATAAACCTTTCTTCCCTTAACAATAGCGTGAATAGTAGGAATAGAACTATAAACATCTGAATCCCATTTCAATCTCACAGCCAAATAAGCAACACCACTTAATTTGTGGTCTGAAGTCCAACTAATTCCTGCCGATGTAAACATTGAATCTGCTGATTGACCATCAGTACCCAAATACTGATTAATTGTTACAGTAGAACCCCACCTTGAATCAGTAGATATAACATCATCTAAATAAACACTATCAATAGACTGAATCTCTCCCTCACATAGAACCAACACGATATAAAGATATTCATTGTCTGTTCCTGAAGATGAAACTAATACCCTTGTTCCACCAACTTTTCTTTGACCATAAACAACAGGTATTTGAGAAAGTGTAGAATCTTTATTTGCTAATATGCCTTTATTCTCAGAATCCAAGTCGGGTGCGTCTGGAACATCTGGCATTAACCAACCTACTACCTCGCCTAATACATCGCCTAATAATTCAAGTGGCTTCTTTATCCATGACCACGTCTTGGATAATGCTTTTTTAGTGCTACGCCATACTCTACTTAGAAATCCCATTTATGGTCGACCCCACTTTAAGTCTTTAACAGTCGAGCCTGAAAACTCAAAGCCTTTATCATTAGGGAAAAATAGTTTTTGTGAATTGGTGTTTGTTCTGCGACCTGATATTTTGTCAAAATCTCCCCAGTGAGAAGCAACCGTTAATTCTATATTGCTTTCTTTTTCATCGTCTCCAATAGTAAATCCTGTTATCTTGCCTTTGTGGTTTAATAATGGGTCACCGATAATAGCATTTGATGAATCTAAATAAGCCCTGTATATTAAAACTTCTTTTTCAATGATATTCTGGCTCAATACAATTGATACATAAGCCTGATTAACACCTGATAATGTAACCTTGATATTGCCCACTCTCACATCGGAAGACTCTTTAATTTGAGTTATGCCTAAAAAATGACCACCTGCTTCATAAGAATTACCACTATAGGATATGTCATGAAAACCATTTGTTAAATAAACAGTTGTGTCAAAAGCAATAGAGATTAATGTTACCTGCTGAAAATTATCCTTAGCAATTTCAGTAATAACATCAGCGTGTATCGTTCTGCTCATAACGACTCAACAAAATCCACATCAAACTTAACAAACTGATTAGTACCCATCTTATATTCTTGAGCATCTTTAGATAATCTCATTGTAAAAGGCACGTTATTAACAGTTATAGTTTCATTATCACTTAAAGCCGTAGCCAACTGTGGTTCTATAGTCAAAGTTGAATTACCACTTCCATCACTATTAGCATCTGACACCACCATATAAACCTTGTCGTGTCCTGAAAACTTAATAAAATCACCAGCCTTCATAATCCCAGTAGTAGAGATAGTCCAACCATCAGTAACAATAGTAGTATCACCCACTGAATGAGCACCATTAACCAAAGGCGTTCCAGTTCCAACACCTCTAGCACTACTGATTACGGGTGGTGTTACTGTAAAAGTAGAAAATTGTCCTCGTTTTGATACGATATAAGCCCACACAGGCATAAAGTCCGCTCTAGTCATAGGTGGATAAGAAGCAGTAAAAGCCCATCTCTGTCCTGCTATTTTCCTTGATTGCATCCTACCACTTACAGTAGTTGACATTAAAGTCGGTGAATCCGATTCTAAATTAACCGCATCCCAAACTGGCGTAGTTGGATAACTCACGCTAAACCTCTTTGACCTCTGTCATTCATTGCTTCATTTATCATGCCCATAATCAATCCTCTTCTTTCTGATAATAAATTATCAAATCCAGCAGTATCATTTGCCACGATTGTAAAATTAACATCAGTATTATTAACAATAGTATTCTCAACTACTCCACCTGCTTTTTGTCCTTTAGTATGGTCTATTACAGTTTCATTGGGGTGCATTACAGCCATAAAACCACCCTTGCCATCTACACCGCCAGAGCGTGTAC